CGGTAAGCTGTAGCTCCCTTTCTCATTTCGCAGTGCTACAATAAGCCCAAATAGCACCTTTTACGCCGTCTTGCTGTAGCTCCCTTTCTCATTTCGCAGTGCTACAATTTTCAATGTTTCTGATGCTGATGTTGATGAGCTGTAGCTCCCTTTCTCATTTCGCAGTGCTACAATCGTTGTTATTGTTGTTACTGTTTTTGTCTAGCTGTAGCTCCCTTATATATTGCGCTCCATCGAGGGGCGCAATTTTTTACACTTCTTATAGAACTTTAAGCCCCTTTAACTCTAGCCAGTGAAGGGGCTTTCTTATGTGCATCGCTTTTTATACCGTTAATCCCGATCAATACGAATATCAAAAATCACGCGCTTTCATCGTGCGCATTTTCGTAGATGACGAATTAATCGAAACAACAGCATTTACTATTACAAATCCGCAAAATACATACAAAACAAGACAAGAGGCTGAAGAATACGGCCGTCTGACTGTTAAGGCTCTTTTAGACAAAAGGGAGAAAGCCTTATGAGAGCCGAAAAGAGAGCAGAAACGGCGGGGACGTGTGGGGGCGCGCCTTGCGCGCCGCAAACGGCCACGCCGTTGAATGCCCCCCCTAGGCTAATAGGGGGGGAGCAAAAAAACCCTAATCCGCAAGGTGCGGAACAAATAGTAAATCCTGAAATTGAATTTGAATATTTTTCCCAATACGTAACCGACGGCAAAGGACGTCTGATAGAAATTCCGCTAAGACGCGGCAGGGAAGACGGCGCATTTATCGACCAAATCACATTTACTATTCACGAGGAATCCATACCCAAAGTAACCCAAAAAGCCTATGTAACAGACGTCGAGTACCTCACAAAGTACAGTGAATTGTTGCAAGAGATTTTAGGCTTCGGCATCAGTGCAAAACTGCCTTACAAAGGCAAATTCTTCTATCAATCCTGTTATCAGCTCGGCCCGCAAAACGTTGAGTACGGCAAAGTTCACTACGGCGGTCAAAGAGAAACAATACTCGTAGAGTTGAACGGCACCGGCTGCACCGCAGCTAAACCCGGTTGGGAAAACAGGCTTTATGAATTTCTGCAAAATTGTGTCCGGCCAAAAATAACAAGGGTTGACGTAGCACATGATTTTTTCAATGGAGAGTACACGCCCGAGCAAGCTTTAACCGACCACGATAACGGCTTTTTTGACTGCCACAACGTCCGCCCGAAAAGTGAATGTAAAGGCGTTGCTTGGAGACACGAAGACGGCAGCGGCAAAAGCTTCTATATCGGCAAACGCGGCAACGCCAAATACACCCGGATTTACGAAAAAGGCAAGCAGTTAGGCGATAAATCAAGCCCTTGGGTTCGATTTGAAACAGAGTTCAGAAACGGAGATATAGAAGTACCCCTAGACATACTGATTCATGCCGGTGCGTATCTTGGCGGAGCGTATCCCGTCTGTGAACAGATATTCAAATGCGAAGCTAAGCGCATGGATTCAACGGTTAAAGAGGTCAATCTCACGTTTGAACACAAACAATTTTACGCAAGGCAGCAAGTCGGCAAATGGGTCAATTTTTTAAAAGACATCGGTTGGACGGCCGAAGATATCGTCAAAGACCTAACCAAAGGCGTTGAAGGCTATCCCAAAGGTCTCCAGCCAGAAGAGTACGACAGCAGCACAGCCAGCGCTTTTTATATCCATGAAGAGCAAAAAGCCATAAACGACCTGAATAACGAAGTCTTAGATTTTGAATTAAATCAGGCAGTGCAATACGAGTATCCGCAAGACATGCAGAAACAGCATGAGCGCGATTTTGACAAAGAGCAGTATCAAATATCAGATCAGTTAGACGACTGGAAATATCTATAAAACCAAAGAAAGGCTATAACCATGTTTGATCAATTACAAGTAACCACATACCCAGCCACGCTCCTGGGCGCTAAACAGTTTAAAGGCGAGATTGACGGCAACAAAATCGACACCTGTACCGTACTTGTCGCCAGCCCCATGCCCGCCAACGGCAACAGCGTAGGCTTTACCGCTGCCAGTATGAAATTTGGCGAAAGCCACAATTTCGATCGGCTGAAAAACCTCAAATTCCCCTGTTCCGTAAATGTAACCGTCGCAATGGAATCTACCGGCAAAGGCTTAGTACCCAAGCTGCTTGATTTTGAAGTGAAAGGCGCGGCGCCCAAAGCCTAAGGCAGAAAGGCCGGAATATGAGCAGGTATCAGCAAAAGTTTATCGTTCAGGAACTGGAAAACTATGAATTCATCTGCCCTGATCAGTTTGGCGACATCGGATTTACTCAAAATCTGAAAGAAGCAGGACAGTATGAAAACTATGAAGACGCATTCAATGCCGGATTAGAAGAGATTGGCGGACATTTTCAGGTTTTCAGCTTCTACGTCAGAGAAGAATAAAAGTTAACAGGCTCGGCGGGCGGTCTGTCAAACCTTCACATAGCCCGCAACAACCAAGGAATAATTATGAAAAGAAATAAATTACCCCTTTCGTTCAAATTAAGTTTGGGCGGTTTGGTTTTCTTTTTGATTATCTTGTTCGTATCAGTGTGGTTCTTATACGGATAAACCAATTCAAACGATTTCAGGCCGTTTGAATACATTTTGAAAGCCTGAATAACTTGTTTAAAGGAAAATTATGAAACTCCTTAATGTAGCAAAAAAATATGGCAATAAAGTTATTGCTGTAACAGCCTTGACAACCGCTTCCGCTTTGGCTTCTGCCGAAGGCGTAGATTTGTCAGGTATTGGTACGACCGCTGCCGCTGAGATTGCAAAATTTGCCGTAATGGTATCAGCAATCGGTGCTGCCGTTCTGTCGGTTATTGTGTTGATGCAAGGCTTCCGTATGGCCTTCAGCATGGTTAAAACAGCCAAGTAAGAACTAGGAAGGGGAAAGTATGGGTTATAGAGTTGGTCAGCAGTGTTTCAATAATTTGGAACAGGCACACGATTATCTTTTATCCCAGCTTTCCCCTACCGTTACCCAAGACGGAAAAATCATCCGTCCGGTAAAAAACGGCAAAAACTGGTATCTCGAAAACCAACAAATAAACTTGAGCTTCCCCCAATGCGATATTACAGAGCAGATACAGTTAGGCGCGTTGACAGCAGCCCCAATTATCGGCCTGTTTACTCTGATATTCGGCATACGCATGATTAGAAAGCTGATTGAATCCATGACAAGCGTAGGTAACGGTGATGATTGATTTTTGGTTTTTATACGGATTCGGCGCGGTCTGTTTGGCATCGCTGATATTTTTTTAATATTCAAAAAGGGTATAATCCCGACTTTCTGTAACTGTTATGAAAGTTAGGATTATGTTTATTACTGAAGCGCAATTATCTCTTTATAAATATCAAGCAAATAGTAGATATTTTAAAGAATCAATGTCTTATATAGCAAAATCAGAATTTTTTGAGTTTGCAAAACTTTCTAAAGAATATCTGAATGTTGTTGATTGTTTTGCACATTTTTGGACAAGACGATTAGATTCTAATTCTTGGGAGGTTAGCTTTTCTGATGGTTCTATACTCTTAATAAGACTTGTTAAGGAAAATGATGAAGAAGGTTATTACTTACATTGTTCATCCGATCGTATTAATTGGAGTAGTGCTTTTTCCGATTAAGTCTTTTTCTGCAGATTGGAAAACAGTAAAACTTCCTGGAAATTCTTCCGTTCATATATCTTGGGATAATAGTCGTGAAGTCGTTGATAGATTTGGTAGGAATGGCGATTTTTACGGCTTTCGCCGTATTGAGCCGTCTATTATTGAGCATGCTCCAACCGGCGCCCGCTCCGCCTCAACTCTCCCCGTAACTATTGAAGCTTCAGTTTCCCGAAAAGCCGTCCTATCAGGCGCATTTGGCCTTGTAAAAAGAGGTGCAGCATTAGGTTCTCGTGTTTCGGGCTGGGGTACGGCTGCCTATCTCGCCTACGAAGCATATCAAGCCGTTAAATCTGATCTTGAATTTGAAGGCTTCAAATGGAATGAAGTTTCTGAAGAATTCTTAAAAGAATGGGACGCAACAAACTGTATTTGGATCCGTGATGAAAATAATAGGGTGCAAAAAGTATCTTGTTATGGTATCGATAGTTCAGTTCTGAATGCTTATAGAAAGGGCGGAAAAAGTCAATTAGAAGCAAAGCAACTTATGGAAGGTCAAATGGAAAATTTGGCTCGTCCTTTTTGGAATCAAGAGAAAAAAAGATTAGATGAATACAATAGAGATAAGTTTTGGGAATATTATAGCCTTGACCGATGTTATTTTGACATGAATGGCGGTAGTTGCTCGGTTAATAGAGGTGATGATGGTAGGAGCGCAATTTCGTTTATTTTAACTAGGAATGATACAGAAGTTTTGACTCCTTCAAGATTTTTAGATATTGCAACCGGTTCTATTGATTCAAACCCTACGCCCTTTGTCAATGGTACTGGTAAACCTGAATATCAAGAAAACATTAAAATTCCTGCCGGCACAGTCGTAAACATTGGCCCTATCACTCCCGAAAACGGCAAACCGGTGCAAATCACTATCACTTTCGGCAAAGATTCAAACGGCAATACGACGGCCGAAGTCGCAACTACTCAACGTCCTGATCTTGATCCAGGTAGCCCAGCAGCACCCAATACCAAGCCTGATCCAGATCCTAATCCTAATCCTGATGGAAAGCCCGATAAAAAACCTGATGGTAATCCTGATGGAAATCCCGATAAAAAACCTGATGATAAACCCGATCCTGACGGCAAAGACGATCCAAAAAAGGAAGAAAGACCTAAAGAGGACGACAAGCCCAAAGAAGACGGAGGCTTGCTTTGTAAAGTGTTCCCGAATATTTTGGCCTGTGACGAATTGCCCGAAAAAGAAGAACCAAATTTAGAGATTCCTCGAGAAACTATCGATTTGAACTTCACACCTGACAATACCTTTAAAGATTATGGCGAATGCCCTGCTCCGGTAACGTTTCAGGCTTTGGGAACGGAATATAAAATCAGTCTTGAGCCGGCTTGTAATTTAGCTGCCATGATGCGCCCTTTTATTATCGCAATGGCTTGGTTGGTGGCTTCTTTCTTCGTCGCTAGAGTTGTCAGAAATAACGCATAGGGGGATTTATGAAATTTTTAGCTGCTCTTGCTCCATATTTGATAAATCATGTTATTAAATACATTCTGACTGCCTTAGGGGTTTCTATCATTACCTATGTAGGTTTTGATGCCCTTATGAGTAATCTTAAAAATCAGTTTATAAGTAGCATGGGCGCGGTTCCCGCCGGTGCGATCCAAATTTTTTATATCGCAGGTGGCGGCGTTGTTCTGAATATAATGTTTGGAATGCTAGCATTTGTCGTAACGTTTAAAACCCTGTCTAAATTAAGCTTCGGCAAGAAAGGATAAAGATGGCCGCCATTACCCTGATAACAGGCAAACCCAGAATAGGCAAAACCGCCTTTGCCGTTGAACTGCTTATGTTTGATGACTTCTATAAAGGCCGTAAAATCTTCTCCAACATCAACGGCCTTTTGATAGACCATCATAAACCGCCGGAGGGACATAGCTGGGAAGACATGCACGAATGGTTGAAATGGAAAGAGAATATAGGCTCTGTCGTCATATATGACGAAGTGCAATATCTGTTCCCGACACGTTCCAGCGGTTCAAAAATGCCTGAAAACGTCGCCTTTTTGAACATTCACGGCCATTACGGTATCGACATGATACTAATCACACAATCACCCAAGCTTCTTGACGTGAATCTTCGCGAAGTAGTTAACAAGCATATTCATATAGCTGCGAACAAAATGGGCGGTTTGACTAGGCTTGAATGGAATGAAGTAGCCTTAAATCCGACCCAACAGGCAAGAAACGCCTTGTCCAGTTCTCATAAAATCAGACAGGAGGTTTTCGAATACTACAAATCCGCTGAAGTGCATACCGCGCATTCTCACGTCAAATCAAGGTGGTATTACGTCATCATCGCAATGTTGTTTATCCTGCCGTGTATCTTAGGTTTGGTCGGATTTATGGGCTATAAGATGTATCAGGGCTATAAAGAAAAAGCAGGATTGACGACACAGGTCGAAAACCCAAAAGAAGCTACAGGTTTTAAAAATCCGCTTGACCCTGAAAGCCAAAAAGAAATGATGCCTCAAAGCGGAATTCAGGGGCAAAACCTCAAACCTGAAGACTTCGTTCCAACGCTCGCTGAAAAACCCGAAAGCAAACCCATCTACAACGGCGTCCGCCAAGTTAAAACATTTGAGCGCATCGCCGGCTGTATAGACGGCGGCAAAACAGGCTGCACCTGCTACAGCGACCAGGCCACACCGCTGAAAGAAGTAACTAAAGAAATGTGCAAAGACTACGCCCATAATGGCCTGCCGTTTAATCCCTACAAAGAGTCCGACCACAGCTCAAACCAAGCGCAGACAGCGCCATCCGCGTCGGATACTAGCGCAGGTGTGCAAGTCGCATCACTAGGCGGCCAAAGCCCTCAAAACCTCATGTATGACGGATATGTAGATGCAGGCGCAAAGTTCACACCGCAAAGCGGCGCGGTAGTTCAATCCGCGCAATGACAAAGGCTGTCTGAAACCAGTTCAGACGGCCTTTAAATAAAAGCTGCTTGATTCCTTTAAAAAGCGCGGCGTAAAAACCTATCTGAAGAGCAGAAACCTAAATCCCGCGATTTTTAAAGGAAGCAAGTAGCAATGGCCGCGCGGCAGAGCGCAATTTTAGAAAAGAAAGAATAGAAAAGCAAAGAGATTGAAACATCTGATATACTCAAACCGTCAGCGGTCTAGCTAACCCTGACAGCATCCGCCGAGCCTGAAAGTTCCCGAATCATCAAGATTGGGAGAAAGATAAGGACGGCGGATTTTTTCATATTTAATTTGAGTAGCATCAAAGGCCAAGAGCCTGCATAGTAAGGGAAAAAATATGAGAAATACCATAGGACTCGACATATCCGCAGAAACATTTGACGCAGTCGCGTTACTAGACGGCCAAACGGCCTATAAGAAGTTCCAAAACAACCAAGACGGCATAGAAAGCCTGAAAGAATGGATAAATGGCCAGGGAATCGAAGACGGCCAAAACATTTACATCATCATGGAAGCCACCGGCAACTACTACGAAGCCGTCGCCGACAACCTCGCCGATGATTACCATGTTTCCGTTATCAATCCCCTAAAAATCAAACGGTATGCCGATTACCGTTTTAATCGAACAAAAACCGACAAACAAGACGCAAAACTAATAGCAGAATTTGGTCAAAACGCCCTAGCAAAAGACCTACCCAAGCACAAAAGGCCGTCTGAAAACATTCAAAGCCTCAAACGCCTGTTGAGCCTGCAAAACCAACTGAAAGAGCAGTTGACAGCCCAAAAAAACAGGCTGAAAGCAGCAAAAGACAGCTTTGTACAACAAATCCACCAAAAGCAGATAGACGAACTCAACCAACATCTGCAAGACGTGGACGGCCGAATCAAAAAAACGGCCAAAGCAGACAAAACCATTCACGAAACCGCCAAACGACTCCAAACCATCCCATCAGTCGGTCAAACAACGGCCATATCCCTAACCGTTCATCTCCTCACCTCACATTTCAAAAACGCCAACCACTTCACAGCATTCGCCGGCATGAGTCCGCAACAGAAAAAATCAGGGACAAGCGTCAACGGCAAAGAAAAGCTGACAAGGTACGGCAACAGAAAACTACGCGGCGCTCTCTTCATGGCCGCCATGGTAGCCATGCGTCAAAACTACTTTCCCGACTTCACCAAAAGACTGCAAAAAGCCAAAAAGCCCAAGATGGTTATTATCTGCGCCCTGATGAGAAAGCTACTCGTCATTGCCTACCATCTGCACAAAAACCAAACCGACTTCGATCCGAGTCGGTACAAACAAGCGTAAATAGTCTTAACAAAAACGCAAAAGCCACGCGGATAATCGTAAAATATCCGCGCGGCCAATTGCATTCTGTAAAAATTGCAAAACTAAATAAACAGAAAAAACAATAAGATATAAAAATTACAGTAAATTACTATTGCATAACTAAGTAGCATCTTTCTCATTTCGCAGTGCTACAATAAGTGCTAAGAAGGCTGCTTCACGCTTATTGCTGTAGCTCCCTTTCTCATTTCGCAGTGCTACAATTTCCCAAAATTTTTCGCCTCTTTCTTTGTCGCTGTAGCTCCCTTTCTCATTTCGCAGTGCTACAATATATTATACGAATACAGGCACTTAGCCTAGGCTGTAGCTCCCTTTCTCATTTCGCAGTGCTACAATGCATCACACCCACGTAAGCAAGACCGAACTGCTGTAGCTCCCTTTCTCATTTCGCAGTGCTACAATCAGGGGAGACATTGGGCATCATTGGCGAAAGCTGTAGCTCCCTTTCTCATTTCGCAGTGCTACAATCCGCGATCTACTCTTTGCGATGTTTGTCGCGCTGTAGCTCCCTTTCTCATTTCGCAGTGCTACAATTCGCAAGCTAAAATGTTTGGAAAATAATCAGCTGTAGCTCCCTTTCTCATTTCGCAGTGCTACAATCCGGCTGTTTTTATTAACTTCGCGCCATTTGCTGTAGCTCCCTTTCTCATTTCGCAGTGCTACAATTACTGAAGCCTTTAATCGGTGTGCCTTGGTGCTGTAGCTCCCTTTCTCATTTCGCAGTGCTACAATTGTCGATAACGTCATTATTCACGGCGGCACGCTGTAGCTCCCTTTCTCATTTCGCAGTGCTACAATGCTGCGGCCATGGGGTAGTCAACCCTGACTGCTGTAGCTCCCTTTCTCATTTCGCAGTGCTACAATTTTAATTTAAGAAAGGAAACAAAAATGGAAGCTGTAGCTCCCTTTCTCATTTCGCAGTGCTACAATCACTTGGAAAAGTCTAATTTGTTGGCGACTGCTGTAGCTCCCTTTCTCATTTCGCAGTGCTACAATGCCCGTATCAGAGACCGCTTGAGAGATGGTGCTGTAGCTCCCTTTCTCATTTCGCAGTGCTACAATAAGCCTTTCGGCAATTCACTAACTAAGCGAGCTGTAGCTCCCTTTCTCATTTCGCAGTGCTACAATAAGTAATCCGCTATTTGATTATTGTATCCAGCTGTAGCTCCCTTTCTCATTTCGCAGTGCTACAATTGCTTCACGTGCAGCAACTTCCACTTCATAGCTGTAGCTCCCTTTCTCATTTCGCAGTGCTACAATTTCAGCCCACTGCAGAAGATGAATCAACTGGCTGTAGCTCCCTTTCTCATTTCGCAGTGCTACAATGCTGAACCGCAAAAGGCGCAGTTGCTAGGGGCTGTAGCTCCCTTTCTCATTTCGCAGTGCTACAATATACGCTTAATTGACCGTATAAATCGGCTTGCTGTAGCTCCCTTTCTCATTTCGCAGTGCTACAATGCACATTTGAGAGAGGGGCGAACCATGCTAGCTGTAGCTCCCTTTCTCATTTCGCAGTGCTACAATTGGAGCGATTGCAGACCGCCATATTATTCAGCTGTAGCTCCCTTTCTCATTTCGCAGTGCTACAATAATCTTCGGGCAGAGCGTTCATATCGGTACGCTGTAGCTCCCTTTCTCATTTCGCAGTGCTACAAT